CTAACATTCGCGCACACACATAAGAAAAATTTTAAACTCAGCACACACACAAATTGTTTCACACAACCGCACACACACAAAGAAAACTCTACGCACGCACACAATTATCTCTTAATTTGATTTTTAATTTTAAAACCAACAAAACACTTATTTGACTTTTATTTTAAAGCCTAACACTTAATTCGATTTTTATTTGTAAAACCGACAAAACACTTAAACCCCCTTGACATTCAAAGGTCCCTGCCATCCAAAGAAAGAAAAATCATCAGACACAGCCGAATTCACTGAATACGACGTGCTTGATGCCTTCGTGGAAGCAGAAAACTTCAAAATTTTTACGGTCACATATGGTTGAACTAAATCAAAAGCTACGTCAGACGTAGCTGCTAACATAGGAAAGAAAACCTGATCATTATAATCTGGCATCTCAAAATCAGCCTCATGCAACAATTCGCCATTGGCGGTTACAACCCCTGAACCAGAGGTACCAGCAGCAGCTCCATCAAATCCAAAAGCCGCCGTTAAATTGGTAGCAATACCAGGATTTAGAGAGGTACCAAACGAGAACTGAGAACGACCAACGCCTGACCCCGTATTATCATAATCCGGAGTAGTGTCAGTAATTCTGTATCTCATACCTCCCTTACACCCAATATAACCTATTCTAAACCATCGAAACAAATTATTCGAATTCAGATAGGTTAAAGCATTGCCTGTACTCGCCAAATGTCCAAAATCAGGAGGATACATAGGAAACGTTGCCGTAATCGACTTCGCCCCAGCAGCTAATGCATCAGTGGCAACAGTTATACGTGCCATCCCTACATACCTTTTGAGTAGAGCTCTAAGTGAGCGAACTTCTTCACCAAAAATCTTTTTAGAGAGTTCTGGATCACAATAAGTTCCTCCAAAATGAACTTTCTCAAAAGCAGTATTGTTAGGAACTAATACCGACTGCCCAACGAAATCCAAGTCCGTTGCCATACCTTCTTCACCGCCAGCTACAATCGAGGCAGCTTGGTTCTGAACCGCATATCGTGGAATGGTTTCCTTAACACCAAAAACTTGAAAATCATCACCACCACAAACATATACAACAATTCCAACCGAAGAAGTCGACAATGGAGCTATTAACGGATTTTCGACAACAACTCTAATGTAACCAAGACCAGCTCCAGTAACTGTTCCGGGATTTGTAAAGGTAGACTCAACCGGCAACCATGTTTCATCACTAGTCCAACCAACTACAATTTCAGTACAAGATCCAGGCGTACAATCCATGGTACAATTTTCAACACTTGCCAAAGGCCAAGTAGTATCTTCAGTAGTACCATAAATGACACCCGGTTCAAAGTAAGCACGCAACTTACCCGTATGAAATTGTGAACTGACCACACGAATACAAAAAACTAAGGACCCACGCCAAAACTGGAATGGTAAAACTCCATACGCCAAACTAGTTGGATCCCAATATCCAGTACCCGTATTCAAACTACAAGTAGGATCAACTGCAATTGTCATCACAGTCGTACCTCTTGTTTGAGCCTGAGTCCAAGTAGCTGTTTGCACAATAGACCTATGGCTGAAAATACGACTCAACGCCATCTCATCACCATCTGAAACACCAATATTTCTCAAATCCTTAGTAAGACCACACGACTTAGTAAAAGCACAGCTATCAGCTGTGACTAACGTATCCGTCAACGCCATAGACGAATAATTTTTACTATGAACGCTATGAGTCTCACTCTCTTTTTCACGAGAAAATCCAAACAGATCGGCAATTGACTTAACAGCACTAGCACCAAGGGCAACGGCACTTCCCATTTTATCAAACCCGGGAATCATCTCAATATATTTAGCACCCTCTGCAACTTTCCCTGCCAAGGAACCAACCATTCCACTTTTACGAGTTGGCGCCTGAGCAACAGCAGAGTATCGGGTAGCTCCCCACAAGTGAAGATCTGTCATCCAGGCACGAACAACAATTTGAACTGTGCCAGGAGTCGCAGAGTCATCACGGCCTAAACCTATAATAGGAACAATTGTCAACCTTCCAAGAAAATCCAAAGATTTTGTGACGGTTGTCAACGCACATTCATAGGGATAAACCCAAGGAATTACCATTTCTTTTCCACCAG